GCGCTAAGGAACGAGCTTGATACGAAAGGAAGCGAATCAGGGACCCCAGTGTTTGAATTGTAGTTGACAGCCCCACTAAACAATGAGCCGCTGAATGTCAGCATCCCTTGAATGATAGACTTTGAATCGTGAGCCGGAAGTATGTATCCGCTCTTTGTTCCACCGTACTCTTTGAACTTTAGTATGCTGTCAGGCTCTATTCCAGCTGACCTGATAAGGCTCTTTATAGAGTGCAAAGTTCCCCTTGATCGAACAATCGAGGGAAGCTCGGTGAGGATCCTTCTCCAAATCGTGTTCTGGACAGATTGGAACGAGGCTTCGAGATTTGCAACCTCGGACGACATCGACTCCCCCAGCACAAATCTGCTCGTTTCAACATCTCGAAACATGTTCGGGAGATTGACCCCGTAATGGTTTGCAAGGAACGGAAGCATCTGATCAGAGACAGTTCCTGTATCAGAGTAGCTTGTTGTTCTAAGTTTGGAGATATGATCTAGGAAAATTTTGATCTCGTCAAACTGCTTGGCCCAAACGTAGAGAAGAGAGCTGATCAGCTGAATTGACCCAAGTCTTATGTCACGAGGAAGACTGTTTCCATCAGCTATTGAGTCACCGACACCGCCCTCGATCGAGTCAAGCACGTAGAAGTCCTGCTCGCGAGTCAAGTAGTGTTGCGGGATCAGCTTGGTGATCAGATTTGGATTGTTAAGATCATACTGTGATCCAGCTGCCAGAAGGGCAGAGTTGATCGTTACAACATCGGGATGGTCAGGAAATAGAACTGGTGAAAGCTTGGGGTCCTCATACAACAGTGGCGAGGAAGCATGGGCGATCCGCTGCGATGACGAGAAATTCGTGATAGATGCGTGAAGTCCGTTTCCAGAACCGTCAATTACGATCGAGTTGTTAGCGTAAGATCCTGTTGGCTCGTTAAATCGATAAAGAACTTTAAGCTTTTCATCAGGGAACACGGTGTTTCGCATGCTAGAGCTGATTTCCGTGACGCTTCTACCCTTGTGGTATATTCTGAAGTCATCGATTGAGCCTGAAAGACGCTGCGCTGGTGAGAAGGTGTATGAGCTCCCGAGCGTATGGGATGAACCTGACCCTATTGTCAATGGGCTCAGCTTAAAATCTATCTGACCGATGTACGTTGACATGCTTGATGAAGCAGCAAGCGCTCCGTCAACGTACATGTACAGCCTATCGATCCCAGGGCTCCTGTTTATTTGAGTAGAGATAGAAAAAAACTTCCCCTTGTCGACCTGGACTGAGGAGCTCAAGTATTGGGATCCGGAGGAAACAAAGAAGTTAACGTTGCATGACGTTAACGAGGCGCTCTCGGACAGGGCCAGCGTAAATCCGCTATTAGTTCCGTTGATCTTCTGGGCTATAACTTGATTGAGATTGGATCCAGAGGAAACAAAAAGCTGCATTTCAACTGTCAATGATGAAAGGCCCGGATCAATTTTTGGAGACCCTGATTGATCTTTTGACATTTCTGGGACTTCCAGCCCAGATTTGTCTTGAACAGTAACAAAATTTGATCCATCAAAGTTGAGATATCCGACGCTCTTGGGCATTGAATCAAAAACGTACTTTTCAAAGCCCGTAAGAGAGTCCAAGAATGTTTCGATGTCAGACCGGATGCTATCGAATGGGTAGTTGTTGAAAATGCTCTCAAAAGCTACGTTGGTCTTTGCTTGAGCTGAATTGTAGAACGTGTGATTTTCAAAATTTGACCAGTCGAGTGGGATTTGTTGCGTTGACTTTAAGCCTGTCCCAAGCGGATCAAACTTGAAAGATGACGTTGCGGAATTTATGCTGCTAACGTCAGAGGCAGTCGCGTCACGAATGACAGCGTTGTTACCTGCAAGCTCTTTCATAAGCTGATCGGTCGCGAATCCGCCACGATAGAGAGAATTGGGCACGGTCACTCCACTCTAAATTTCACGTTCTTGTCTTCCACGATATACTCAGTTCCCTGGTCAACAATGAGGTAGTCTATTGTCATCATCCTACCTCGTGGGAGACCGTCAGTGTACATGTCGAAGAACATTCCGTTGCTATCGGTTGAAAGTCTAGTAGATTCACTTGATCTTTCAAACGGAATGTAGATAGATCCGTTGATGTCTCTTACTCGATAGTAAGTCTCTGGGAAAGAGCTGATCGTTGGTCTTGGGACCCTAACGGCCGAGGGCTCATAGTTAGAATCATACGCAAAAACTCTAATTCTATGGGATGAATTTATGGAGTAGACGCTTGAAACGTTGGTGGCTTTGACGTTAAGACGTCTCTGAACTGCATCGAAAGAGACGCGAGTTGGAGATGAGCAAGTTAAAAATGTCGAGTGAAAGACAATGCTCTGGTCAAGAGATTTCCACTTTTCGCTAAAAACTACCGATCCAGAGGAGGCAATGATATTTGCCAGAGAGATTGAGCTGCTGGCAAACGTGCTAACGATTCCTGGGTTCTGGGCAGAGATGTAAAATGATCCAAAGTACTCTCCTGCAATCCCCGTTCCTCTCACAGTTCTTTGAGACGCTGTAACAACGGTGCTGTATGAACCTGTCGAAAGGAAGATTAGAAGACAATTGCTGCCGGACAGCTCTACCGAGGATGACACCAGGTTACGCTGTGATGACCCAGCTGAGTTCTTGAGGTATAGAGAGCCAGAAACGTCAAAAAATGAGTTTGAATGAGCATCAAAAATTGAGCTGTTAGAGTAAACCTCAAGCCGCGGACGCAATGATTCATTAGTTACGTGACGTGAAGCGAAACGTTTCACGAACCTGGTCACCTGATCGCTTTCCTGACTTGAGGTAAAAGCTATGATGAACCCATTGCTCTGCAGCCTGTTGGCAAGTGTGGCTGACACGACCTTTGTCACATCGACAAAAAGATCCTCTGTTCCATCAAAGAAATTTTGAGTTGCCTCGAGGCTTCTCATGCCAAACCCATCCTGTAAGTTTCCAGACGAGAAGTAATCAACCCCAGTGTCCCCAACGGCTCCGGTAGAGTAAGCACCAGAAATTGACCATGCGTTTCCAGCAGAAGCGCTGATGTAATTGCAAACGTCAACATCGGAAAACGCAGAAACGTCCCTTCCGTCTCCTTCGCTAAAGCTTCTTGCAAGAGGAAAGACACAGACTGTGAAATTGCGAGGGACCGGTAGGTTGGTGTCTACCGACTGCAGCCGGAGCATCGCCCTGAACGACTGGGCACCAAAGTCAAGAGACCCTGTAGTAAGTTGCCTGATCCTCTCGATGTCAAATTTCAACAGAATCTTTGAAAGCTCGGTGTGACCGCCAGTCGAGCCTGAAAGTGTCTCATCGTAAAGTTTGAACAGGTCCAGGGTCCCAGCACGCCCTACGTTAGCGTTCTCGACCCTTGACCCGTCAATGATCTTATTCGTGATGTAGGTGTCGGCAGATGCCGTTGCGATGATGTACATTACAGAGCAGTCCCCATGATATCGTATTGTGGATATCTAAGTTCAAATATGCTTCCTGGTGGACCGTAGACGATCCCGCGCTTGGTGTACTGCTTTACGTTGTGAGTAACGTTTGAGTATCTTCGATTCTGGATCGGTCCAGATAGATTTTCGATCTTAAGATCAACAAGGGTGAGCACTCCGGGAGTGTTGATCACCACGTTCTGAATATCAGAAAGCATGATGGGCTGATCGATCTGGAAGTTTTTTACGTTCATAATCTCATTGATTCTTGATATCACAGCCTGAAGTGTGGTAGCTTTGTTGGCGTTGGGATTGATGAAAACGCTAAACTTAACCCTAATGTTGATAACTCTCGCGTCGAGAATATCGATCGCATCGCTTATCAGCCTAAACTCATTAAGGTAAACTCTCATATTATTTTTCAAAGTATCAGGAGAGGTTGTGAGGAAACCGCTTGAATCTTTTGAGCAGATAAACAGCTGACTCGCGAGAGGATTATCAGGGCTCGGTCTGACAGCAGCTCGAAATATCCTGCCAAGTTTGGTTGGGAGAGTGTAGACTCTCGAGATGAGATCTTCTTTGGTAACAATTCTGTCCTGCTGCGACCTAGCAACTGGAATCTGGGCTCTCAGATCTTCAATTGTGGGTGCTGCATCGCCACCGGCTGCAGGAGAATCATTTCTCAAGTCAAGGGAGGCTCGCACGGATGAAGCGATCGATGCTGGGCATGAGTCTGGGAACTCTATCAACAAACTTGAGATTCCGCGAATAGACCTTGCGGCTACGTTGTGTGAGCTCCCGCCGCCAAAACGATACGTGACAGTCAGCGACGTATTGTTAGGAAGAATTCCAAGTGTCTTTGTTTGCAGGAGCGCATTCGGATCTATAGAAAATCGACTCAGCGTTGTCTTTCCGTAAAGAGGAAGGGCAAGTGTCTCAGGATCAGGAATGATGTCATCATCGATAGTGAGAGCATTTCCACCCCCAAATTGCAGCGTTGTTATTCTAGTCTGTGGGTCCGCGTTATTGACAAATCTTCTCGAGGCTGGTATAACCTCGATAGAACGAGGAACCTCTTCCGAGTCAGTAGACATATTGGGAAATGTCTTAAAGACTGTGTCTTGACTCAGCGATTGAACTTCGTAGTACTCGTAGCCGCTGCGATCAACAACGCCCAGCACCTCGTTGACGTCAGTATTTGAAAGCGAGATAGTAAAAAATGGTCTTGGGTCAGCACTGACGTTGAACGATTCGGAGGTAATCTTTCCAGAGACGCAAGAGACGTCTCGTTTCATCAGGAAAGTAGTTGGATTTCCAGATGAATCAACCTCACCGATAACGTACTTTGCTCGAAGAAGTCCTGATCTATCTTTTTCTGCAAAATCAACGTCATCTGCAAGAGAGAAAGTAATTCCTGAGGACGAAATTAGCTGCGTGTTCTGTTTTATCTTAGGAAGAGTTGATTCATCCGGTACATACTCTCCCGCAACAACCTTAGCAGGAACTTCAACAAACATCGTGACAGTAGCAACCGAAGGAGACGCGCCACGAGACTTGATGCCTGCCTCTTTTATCATTCTCACGATGTTCGATGGCTCTACGGCAGTTGACCATGACATCTCTCTGAATTGATGATCCATGTAAAATGACATCGAGTCAGAGACAGAAGCCGCCATGTCAAGAAGCAGACCACCGAGGCTCGGCTCCGAGAAGTCTTGGATCTTGTCGCCAAAATATGTTCGCGCGTAACGAAGAAGTTCTCCACGAAATGCGTCAAAGTCTTTTGCAACGTAGTTGCGAGTTCTAGAATTTTTTAGCTGCTGATCACCGGCCATGTTTTCATCCAGAGAAGTTAAATACGATGCTAATTGATTGTTGGGTCAGATTGGCTCTTGGAACTGAGTACGAGATCGTTATTTTCACCCGAGCGAGTGCTGAGGTCTCGACACCCTCAGGTGTAATGATGAAATTGTCCAGAATCACAAACGGCATGTACTTTGAAACTGCGCGTTGGATCCTTCTCATGGCCTCCTCATCTCCATTCTCAGAGCTAAGCTCATGAACTAAGGGCCTTATGTTAGCTCCAAAATCAGGAAAATTCAGGCGTTCATTCTGGTTCGTGAGGATTAGATTTATGAGGTTGTCTTTAATCTGACTTCCAAGATTCCTATGCATCTTGAAGATTCCATCAGAGTTATTTCCAACCTCAACAGGAGTTTTTATACCGATCGGGGGCTCAACAATTGTTGCAGCAACCTCAGCATCATAAGCATTTTTCTTTGTTCCTACGCTAATGAAACTGTAAGACTTTGCCTGAGCCATTACGGATCGAACCTCTTCTCATAAATAGATCGATCGTAATATTTCAAAAGTCAGCTCTTACCGAACCCAGGACTTGTTGTTGACCCCTCTCCGTTAGATGTGGAAACAGTTTGACCTGGTTGAACCGTGACTGTCACGACAAGATTTGTCGAGTAATTGTCGATCGCATCAGATATCTCGCGAGCAAGTGCCTGTATCACAGAATCTGAACTAGCTCCGTCAATAGACCCGTTGTTCTTTGCGTTCAGAAATGCGGTGGCTATCGCAACCTGAAGGGCTGGTTTGAGAGGACCCTGAATCGACATTTATTCTCCGTAAACTGTTGTTGATCCAATACCAAGAGCTGCAGTTTC